CCAAGAAATTATTAAGAAAAGTGGATTTCGCATATGAAAATTTAGATGAGCGTATAAAAGCGCATATTACACAACGCATTACAGATTCCGCAACGTCAATGAGCTTTGATAATGGTTCAAATATTGATGTGGGCGTGTCAATGCGTTCTGATACAAAGCAAATTGTTCACATATCAGAGTTAGGAAAGATTTCTATTCATACCCCTGAAAAATCGGTTGAAATTCGTTCCGGTACATTAAACGCTGTCTCAAAAGACGGCATTGTATTTATTGAATCAACCGCTGAAGGTATGGGTGGCTTATTCTATGATATGGTTCAAGAGGCTAAAAAGAACCCAAATCCATCAAAAATGGAGTTCAAACTATTCTTTTATCCTTGGTGGAAAGAAAAGAGCTACCAGCTAGAAGAAGACATTATTATTCCTGAAAGATTAAACAGATATTTTGCCAAGCTCGAAAATGAGTATGGCATTTATTTAAGCCAAGCTCAAAAGAATTGGTATGCAATGAAGGAAAAAGAGCAAGGCGAAAATATGAAGCGTGAGTTTCCTTCTTACGTTGATGAAGCCTTTGAGCAATCAACAGAAGGTGTTGTTTATGCTCGTCAACTTGCTAATGCTTATAACTTTGAACAGGTTGGAGCATATAACTTACGGTTAGATTTACCTGTTTATACGGTCTGGGATTTAGGATACGGTGACAGCACGGCAATCATTACATTTCAGGTGGTTAATAAAAAGGCTCGTGTTTTATGGTATGATGAAGCCTGCCACGAAGAATTGCCGTATTATATAAACATTCTAAATGAGCGTAAAAACAGGTTTGGATTTGCTTATAATAATTGCTATTTACCTCACGATGGCGAACACGGTTCGTTAATGGGCAAAGTTAGTGATGAATTAAGAAAACACGGTTTTAGCGTGGTTATTATGCCACGAGATAGAGAACTTGTGACGGCTATAAGTGAAACAAAGAACTTATTTCATATTGTTGAGTTTAATCAAAAAACTTGTGAAACGCTACTCAAACACTTGGGAGCTTATCGGTATGAATGGAATGACAAGCTAGGCGTTTGGAAGAAAGAGCCTAGACACGATGAACATTCTCACGGTGCTGATGCTTTCAGATATATGCTAAAAGCTGTTGAGGGCTATATAATAACCCCTGAAGAATGGGAAGACGACAAAGAAGTTTATTACGAAAACCGAAACGATGTAACAGGATATTAAAATGGACATTAAAAAATTTATAGGCAAGATTAACATTACTGATAATCTTGATGAAGATGTTTTGGGCAAAATCGGTTCTGATTGCGCCTCTGATTTTAAGAGCGACCAAACAGACAGAGCAGAGAAAGATTTTAACCTTGAAAAAGCTAAAAAGATTGCTCAGCAAGTTATAGAGCCGAAAACATTTCCATTTAGAAATGCCAGCAACGTTAAATATCCGTTAATCACTAATGCTGTTATTGAGTTCAACTCAAGGGTTTCTCCGTTGATTTGCAACAATGGTGAAGCGGTTAAAATCAAAGCTGTTGGTGGAGAAAACAACCTTATTAAAGACGAGAATGGTGAATTTGAAATTTCTCAAAATACAGGTTTATTTAAGAATGAAAACGAAGAAAAGACTGACAGAGCGCAAAAAGTCAAAGACATAATGAATTGGATAATTCACGACTTGTCTGACTGGGAAGAAGAAAAAGACCGCTTAACATTGGTTTATGCCTTAGCTGGATTTGCGGCCACAAAGAATTATTTTGATTATGGCACAAGCCTGCCGAAGTCTGAGTTAGTTCTTCCTTTATCTTTATATTGGGAAGCTGGCAAGACATTTAACAAGGCAACTCGTAAATCTCAAATTATCTCAATGCCAGTCAATGAAGTTGTCGAGAATATGCGTATGGGTATATTCAAAGATGACGAAGAAGCTATTAAAGCCTATAAAGAAGAAGATAGCATTGATTTAATTGAGATGCACACGCTTCTTGACTTAGACGAAGATGGCTATAAAGAGCCTTATATTGTCGTGTTTACAAAAGAAGGCGGTAAAGTATTAAGAATTGTCGCTAGATATGATGAAAGCGATATTTTATATAATAAATCTGGTAAGATTGCCAAGATTAATCCGAAGGAATATTTTGTATTTTATGAGTTTATTCCTTGCTTAGATGGTTCGACATATCCACTTGGCTTGTGTGATTTATTACTATTCACAAACGAAAGTATTAATTCTATCACAAACCAATTAATTGATGCTGGTACACTTTCTAACATTCAAGGCGGATTTATTTCTGGCAATGTTAGAATTAGAGGCGGACAGCAAGCATTTACCCCTGGCGAGTTCAAATATATCGACAATGCTGGGTTAGATATTTCAAACGCTATTGTTCCATTACCTACAAAAGAGCCAAGTTCGGCATTATTCCAATTACTTGGCTTGTTAATTGATAATGGTAAACAATTAGCAATGCTGTCAGATGTTTTATCTGGTGATGTTAATCCGAATATTCAGCCTACGACCTTGTTGGCATTAATTGAGCAAGGACTGAGCGGATTTAAGGCTATTCTTAAGAGATTACATCGTTCATTGAAGCAAGAATTACAGCTTTATTATGATATGATTTTTAATCATCTTGAGGATGTTAAAAGATTTTATCCAGAAGCTAGATTACTTCAAGATGTTACAGCTGAAGATTTTAGCCGTGATTTTGTGGTTATTCCAGTCAGTGATGAATATTATTCAACTTCGATTGAGAAAGCACAACGGTCTAACTTTTATATGCAGTTGGCAACGAGCGGTAATCCGTTCATTAACCCTGAAGAAGCCACAAGGCGAGGTTTAGAAACATTAGGTGTTGAAAATTATAAACAACTTATGACTAAACCGCAACCGCAACAGCCAGATCCGTTTATGGTTGCACAGGCACAAGCACAGATACAATTTATTCAAGAACAAATCAAACGATTGAATGTCCAAAATCAAGTTGATTTGATTAAGGCTTCACTCGAAAAAATGCGGACTGACAGCGAAGTCGGTAACGATTCAATTAAAACACAGTCCGAAACAGTTAAACGCAGTGCTGAAGCTATATCTGCTTTGGCAACAGCGGAATCCAAACAAGCTGGTATCAATAACCCTGAATATATACGTCAGGCTAAAGATATGAGCAATTTTAATAACTCGCAAGCAATGGAGAATGTAATTAATGAGCAAACAATCGGAAATACTCAAGGACTACTCCCAGAAGGACTGGGAAGCGTTCAAAACAATGGGAATGGGGAAGGTGTTCTTCCAGTTCCTGAAGGACAGCAGGGAGCAGAAGCGCAAGCAGTGTCTTAGTTTTTTTGATGCCGGAGAAATAAAAGAAAAGAATTTAGAATTTATCAAACAGCGACAAATGGGAGCTGCAATATGCAAAGAGCTGATTGATATAACTTTTGATGACATTATTAACTTTTATGAGGCACAAGAAAATGAGCAAATTTAGTCCGATTGGAGCAAGAGTTCTCCTGAAATTAATAGAAGTTGAAACCAAAACAGCAGGCGGTATTTTATTGCCTGACTCTGTTGTTGAGGGAGAAGCCGCATTACAGCAAGATGCAGAGATTGTTGATATGGGAAGTGTTGCATTTCAGCACGAAGTAGGCGGTGTTATGACAGATTATCCCGATAAGCCAAAAGTCGGAGATAAAGTGCGCATTATCAAATATACTGGTGACCCTTTTGAAATGGAAGGTGGAAAATACCGTATAGTCAATGATTGCGATATTTTGGCAGTAAGTAAACAATAAAGGAGCAAATAATGGACGACATTTATGATGTTGCAAATATGACCGACGAAGAGGCACAAAGCGAAGCCTATAAACTCGGTTGGAGAAGTCAAGAGGAGTTTAACGGTGACCCTGAAAAGTTTACCGATGCAAAAACTTTTCTTTCAAAAGCAAATGGGAATATTCCAATGTTACGAGAAAATTATCGTAAGATTGAAGCATCTAACAGGCGATTACAAGAACAGCTTGATAAATTAAGCCAACAAATGGAACAGGCTAACAAGCGGTATGAGGAAGCAGAAGCCAAAGGTTATGAGGCAGCAATCCGTGACATTGAATATAAACAACGCAAAGCCGTTGAAGATGGTGATGTAACACGCTGGGACGAGTTACAAAAGCAAAAAACAGAACTCAAACCAGTGAAACACGAAAGACCTGCACAGCAACCGCAAAACAATAGCGGATTAATGCAAGCAGACCAAGTTGCAATCGCTGTATTTGAATCTAATAATCCGTGGTTAAGAACAGACCAAGACTTAAATGAGGATATGCGAGGCTTTTTATTAGCTGAACGTGGAAAAAATCCTGATTTACCGATGGTTGATGCTTTGGAACGTGCAAAGCAGAGGGTTATTAAGGCTAATCCTGATAAATTTAGAGAAATGCCGAGAAGCAATGCGGTATTATCTAGCTCAGGAGCGACATCAAGCAAATTGTCGTATGCAACATTACCTGCCGAAGAAAAAGCAGTCTTTGACAGAGAATGGGCTCATATGGAGCAAGATATGAAGCTCCGTGGTATGAGTGCCGAACAAATTGAAAAATCTAAAAAGAGCTACCAAAGTTATGCTTTGGAAGCACATAGCAAATAAAAAGGACATAAGATATGGAAAACAGACAAGCAAACTCACTGGATAATTCCAAAGACGTTAAAACTGGACAAGACAAATCAATGAAGCGTGATAATGCCTTCTATGAATCATATGCAAATATGAGCGCAGAAGAAATTAAAAAATTGCGTGAAAAACGCAACACAAACAGAGCTTCAATGAGTGGACAGACGTTAAAAACTTATGTTCCGGAAAGCTTTAAAAATCCAAATCTTCACTATGAATGGGTAATTTTTGACCCGATTGAAATGGATAGAAGATTATCGGATGGCTGGGTTATCGTAGAAAATGAGGAATTAGCCAAATTAAAAGGATGTTCAACAACATCTCAGGTTAAAATTCCTTCTGGCGGTAAAACAGCAAACGGTGAGCCTGAACATTTAGTATTAATGGCTATTCATAAGACATTATATGAAGATGATGTTAAGGCTTCCAAAAAACGAATTAAAGAACTCGATGATTATATCAATTCTGGAAAGATTGTTTCTCCTGATGGAAAAACAAAGACAGAAGGCATAGAAGTCAAAGAGATTTCAATCAATTAACCAGTCCTTCCATAAAAAGAAGGACTTTTTTATGGAGAAAAAATAAATGGCAAACTCAAATTCACCATTTGGACTTGCATTAGCTAACGCTAAGAACGCTTATTACAGCGGTGTCTTAACTCAATGCTATGTTCCTGCAAGTGATTCAAATGCTTTATTTATTGGTGATGCTGTTAAATTGGCTACGGGTTCTAACTCTTCTGAGATTTTAGGCCACAAAGCTGGCACATTGCCGATTGTCGCTAAAGTTGCGGCTACTGATAAAATTGATGGCGTTATCGTTGGTATCTTACCGAACGGTTCTAGCTATATGTCTGGCAAAAAGCCAGCAAGCACAGAAGCTGTTGTGTTCGTTATCTTGAATCCGATGGCTAAATTCAACATTCAAGCCAATGGTGCTGTTACTGCCGCTATGGTTGGTAAATATGCAAAATTGTCTTTGTCAACAGCTGGTAATGACTATACAGGCATTTCTGGCATGGCTTTAGATATTTCTACTGTTGCAACAGATGACACATTACCGTTGAAAATTGTTGATATTGCTAACGATTATCCGTTGGATAGTTTAGGTAATTACAGCGTATGTGTTGTTGAACTCAATGACAAAGAAGGAGAATAAATAATGTCAGTTACGAATATTGCTGGTACGATTACCACTGGTTCAAGTCCTCGCGCCTTATGGCCTGGCGTTAGAACTTGGTTTGGAATGGAATATGACGAACTCGAAAAATTTTATGATAAATTGTATGATGTTCGTGGTTCTGAAAAGGCTTATGAAATTGCTGTTGAAGAAACAGGTTTCGGCTTAGCTCCTGCTAAACCTGAAGGTGAATCTGTTAAATTTGACAGTGCTAAATCTTTAGGTGACATTTTAACACGTAATATCGCTTATGCTTTAGGTTTCACAATCACTCGTGAAGCTATTGATGATAATCTCTATCGTGACCAAGACAGAGCTTATTCAAAAGCATTGGCTCGTTCTATGATGGCTACTAAAGAATATAAAGGTGCTATGAAATTTGCAAACAATGACAGTGTTGCTGATGGACAAGCTTTGTTCTCTACATCTCACCCTGTTATTGCTTCTGGCACATCTGGGGTTCAAGCAAACTTGTTATCAACACAAGCCGCTTTATCTATGGCTGCAGTTGAAGATGCTTTAATCTTGGTTGATGAAATGAAAGATGCCCGTGGCTTGCCGATTAAAGCAAAAGCTACTGGTTTAGTTGTTGCTCCTAAGAATAAATTTAAAGCTATGGAAGTAACAAATTCTTTCTTGAATCCAGATACTCCGGCTTCTAACGTTGTCAACCCGTTGTATGGTTTCTTCAAAGACGGTACAATTTCAAATCCGTATTTTGCTGGTTTGAATGATGATATGTGGTTTATTAAGACAGACGTTGACGATGCTTTCGTTCACTATGTCCGCAAACCGCTTGAATTGAGCCGTGACAACGAATTTGACACCGAAAACCTGAAAGTTAAGGCTTATGAGCGTTATAGCTTTGGTCTTAATAACTGGCGTGGTGCTGTTGCTGGTAAAATCTAGCATTATGAGGGGTGGGAAAACTCACCCCTTATTTTTGGAGAATTTCAATGTTTAAGACCACATACGTAAAAGGCGACCATAGAGTTATATGTGACCGTACAGGTTTTGAGAGACTGCGTTCACAATGCAGATATGAATGGACTGGTTCGTTAGTTTTAGCTTCTGAATGGGAACCAAGACAGCCTCAAGATTTTGTTAGAGGTGTTCCTGATGGACAGCCAGTTAAAGATATAAGACCTGATACAGAGCCTGAATTTGTCGGGTTATGTGGCAAACCTGTTACTTTAGAGGATATATAATGAACACTACATTTGAACAAACACGAAACGAGATTATAAAGTCCTCTTTGAGAAAATGCCGTGTTTTGGCAGAAGGAGAAGACCCAACCGCAGAAATGATTTTAGGCGGTGCAGACGAATTAAATTCTATTTTGAAGTTCTGGCAAGCTCAAGGATTCCATATGTGGAAGATGCCAGAAGCCTATGTTTTCTTAGAAAAAGGTAAAGATGTTTATAAATTAGGTGAAACAGGCGACCTTGCTTCTGATAAAGTTAATCAGACAAGACTTTTATATGAAGCTTATCAAGGCACAAACCAATTATATCTGAAAGACAATCCTAACGTCGGAGATTTCATCGGTATTGAATTAGTTTGTGGTAATATCTGGTTTACGACTGTTGCGAGTGTAAGCGGAGATTTGATTGTTTTAGCCGATAATTTACCTAATCACGCTTGCCACAGAGCAAGAGTTTTTTATTTTACTGATAAAATCAGCCGTCCTTTGAAGATTTTACAAGCAAAACGTGAGCGTTTAGACGGCAACGCAATTCCTATGAATAATCTCGAAAGAGAACAATTTTTCAAACTCGTTCAACACAGTAGCGGAACTGTTTTGAATTACAATTACGTTCCGACTTTAGAAAATGGCACATTCTCAGTATGGCCGAAGCCAAGTACAACAGATTTCTATATCAAAATCATTTATGAACAAGCCTTTGAAGTAATGGACGATTCAAAGGATATGCCGGACATTTCTTCTGAATGGATTGAACCGTTAAAATGGGAGCTGGCTTATCGCTTGTCTCCAAATTACGGTTTAGATCTACAGGAAAGAGAATGGTTAAAAGCACAAGCTAAAGATACTTTAGCCGAGGCACAACGCTTTGACAGTGAAGAAGGCGGTTTTTATTTACAATTAGCCGAATATGGGGGAGCTTTTTAATGGCAGGATTTAAGATAGCCTTACCGATTCAGACATATCAGGTCAAGAATAAAAGTGTTTCAGACCAAAAATTGTTGAATATGTATGTCGAGAAGATGCCTGTTGACTCAAAAAGTCAACTCTCACTATATTCAACAGAAGGCTGTAAACCGCTTTTAGATGTATCAAGCGACCCGATTTATGGCATTTACTATATGAATCCTTATTTATATGTTATTTCAGGTGTAAATGTGTATAAAATCGCTAGTGATATGACAAAGACAAACATTGGCAACGTAGGTGCGACAAACGGCGTTGTGAGAATGGCTGATAACGGCACACAAATTCTTGTTGTTAAGCCAAACGGAGATGCTTATATCATCACTGAAAACTCAGTTTCAAAAATTGACGATGAAGATTTTCCTGTTGTTTCTGATGTTGCATTTAACTCACAATATTTTATTGTGACAGAAAAAGATACAGGTAAATTTCATTGGTCTGCATTATTAGATGGAACTCAGTGGAGTGCCTTAGCTTACGCCACACAAGAATCAAACCCAGATAACGTTGTTGGATTAATGGAAAACAAAGGTGATTTATGGATTTTCGGCGATAAAACGATTGAAATTTGGTCGCCAACAGGCAACCCTGACTTGCCTTTTCAAAGAATTGGTTCTGGTATCTTAAATATTGGCTGTAAGTCAGCTAAAACGATTTCTAAAGACAGAAACGGTATTTATTGGCTTGGAAATGACCTTCAGGTTCACTTTGCTAATGGATATAATGAGCAAAGAATATCTACACACGATATTGAACGTGAATTAGCCGAGGATTATGACATAAATGACGTTCTTGAATCCTATGCCTTTACTTATACGCATAACGGACACGATTTTTATGTTTTGACAATTCCTAACCATAAAACTTGGGTGTTTGATATGACAACTCAAGTATGGCACGAAAGAAAAACAACAGGATTAGAAACTTGGTTACCTTCTGGTTGTGCAAGTGCCTTCAATTTGAATATTGTAGGCGGTTCAGACAACGGAATGTTATATTGTCTTGATGGAAATTATTTCTTTGACAAAGAAAACTTGTACATTGAGAGAGAAGTTAAGTTTCCGCCTGTATTTTTACAAGATAACCGTATGGTTTTTGACAAATTATACGCAGATGTCGAGGTTGCTCCTGTTAAGAACTCATACGGACAAGCCAGAATTATGCTGAACTGGAGCGACGATGGCGGTAATTTATGGAGCAATGAGCATTGGCAGTCAATGGGTAAGATTGGCGAATATCGTAAACGTGTTATTTGGCGTTGTTTAGGACAATCCAGACAGAGAATTTATAAAATGCGTATTACAGACCCAGTTCAAGTAAGTATTTCAGGCTTATATGTTGAGGGAGATGAAAGATATGCCTAAGTTTTCAATTATAAATGCTCGTGAGCCGATTATTGAGCAAAACGGAAGTCCTACACCGGTATTTTATGGCTTTTGTCGGTCGGTTTGGAACTCCTTAAATGGAAATACAAGCATAACTGCTCCTACTGGTGGCTCAACAGTAGACACACAAGCAAGACAAGCAATTCAGCAAATTTTAGATGTACTAAATCAATCAGGAATTACGAAAGGGTAAACAATGGGATTAGGTGGCGTAGTAAGTAGCTTTGTAGGTATGCAAGGTTCTAATAAAGCTACAAAGCAATCAATGTTCTATCAATGGGCGGCACAACAAGCGGCGGAAAAAGCATTACAAGAAGGTTATAATGATGTTAGGGGAATGTATGACCCTTATATTGAAACATCAAAGCCTTTTTATAATGATTATGCTAATACTGTCAAGGGTGATACAAGTGCTTTTGAAAGTAGTCCGTGGGGTCAGAGCTATAATCAATATGTAATGGACAATACCATAAATAATTTACAAGGAACTGCGGCGGCAAGAGGAAGTTTACAAAGCGGAAACACGCTTAAAGAACTGCAGACAAACATACAGTCAATTTTAAGCAATGATTATCTGAACAGATTAAATGACTATCTGTCATATAGCGGAAATTTAGGTAATCAAGCATTAGGATTGACACAGCAACTTGGCAATTTACGTTGGCAACAAGCAGGTGGTAACGCAAACAATGCTTACACAACTTTGAACAATTTAGGTGACACAAGAGCGGCAGGAACATTGTCTAAATATCAACAATTAGGTAATGCTTGGGGTGGATTAACTGATTGGGGAATGAATGCTTTAACTCCATTTGGTTCAAATGGAACAGGACAAGGAACATTCGCACAAACTCAATTTAATAACCTTACAAACCTAATTGGTTCTTTAGGTAAAGCCGGTGGTGGTTTAATGGCTTTATAGGGGGTAAAAAAATGGCAGATATTGCAGAAATGTTATATAATTACAATCCGCAAGGGTATTATGAACAAAACCGTTTAAGAAGCCTTATGGCGGATTCTGAATTAATCAAGCAAGCCACAGAACAAGCTAAGCTGAACAGACAGCAGAAAATCTGGGGTTTGCAAGATGCTTTGGCAGGCGGTGATGAATCAGCTCGTGGGCAGTTAGCTATTTATGACCCAGAAGGAACAGCTAAAACAGCTCAGATTAGTCGTGCGGCTTGGCAAGATGCTGGTCGTTTTGCTAGAGCATATAATAATGCTCCAGACGATATGAAAGCGGCTATTGCTCAACAAATGGTTGGCTATATGGGTAAAACATACGGAAACAGTCTTATTTCTGACATACCGCCAATTAGTGATACGGCTAACTTTGGTAATTTTATGAGTGGATTAGCTCAGGCTGTCGATAATATGGATATTTCTGGAGGAGATATATACAAGGCTCAAGAGGATGAAAAAGCCCGTCAACAGGCTTTCGATTATGATATGAGAAAAATGTACGCAAAAGAAGCTATGCAAGAAAGAGCTGTTCAAAGAGCCTTTAACCAAAGAGAACAGATGATTCAAAAGGCTGAAGATGATGGTGATATTACACCAGAACAAGCTAGAATGGCAAGACTTGAGATTATGGGTATTAAATCAAATTTTGGTGGTGACCCTAAAGGCGAAGCTGATTTAAGAAAAGAATTTAATAATTTAACTAAAGATTATCGTTCTGTTGGTGATGCGTACAGTAGAATTAAATCAGTGAAACCGACAGCGGCTGGAGACTTATCTTTAATCTTTAACTATATGAAGATGCTTGACCCAGACTCAACTGTTCGAGAAGGTGAGTTTGCAAATGCAGAGAGGGCAAAAGCTTGGTTTGACGAGGCTGGAGCTCCAACTGCTGTTAGATTGGCTTATGAAAAAGCTAAAAAGGGAACTAGATTGTTGCCTGAACAAAGAGCTGATTTTATCAATACAGCAAGAGAACTGATGAGTGCTCAGAAATTAAGCTTTGATAATTATGCTGAAAGATATAAAAAAATAGCAGATTCAAGTGGTTATGATTCAAGAAGAATAATTATAGACCCATATGAAAGTTTAATGCAAGAGCAAGAAACAAAAAATCAGCCAATGGTTCAAATAAAAGCTCCGGATGGAGAAGTATATAATGTTCCTGAAAATCAAGTAGAAAAAGCTTTATCGCAAGGAGGTAAAAGAGTATGACGGATTTTTGGTCACAATTTGAAAAAGTTCCTAAAAACTCTGATGGTTTTTGGTCACAGTTCGAAAAAATTCCTTCTCAAAAAGAAACAAAACAGGATATTTATAAACAAATAGAGCAAGATTTTCCTAGAGAAAAATATCTTGATAATACAATCGGTTTGTTAAAAGCTGTTGATAATGGTAAATATTTTGGATTAGGTTCAAAATTGGGCGGAGTAGTTCATTCTGCTGGAACAGCCCCTGTTGATTACTTACTTGGAGCGGGGGAAGCGGTAGGGCAAGCGGTTGCAAATATTAAAAATAAGGGGATTGCAAATGCTTTTGATGATATAGATGTCAAAATTCCTACAAGAAAAGAACGATATAATGAAATTGTAGAAACGGCAAACGAAGCTCATAAAAAATTTGCAGAAGAACATCCTATAATTAATGCGGCCACAACAATCACGGCGGCAGTAAGAAATCCTGTTAATAGGGCTACATCTGCATATATTTCTGAAGGGGCTCAAACATTAGAAGGGTCAGGAAATGCTGTAAAAGCCCTTAATTATTTGAATAAAGCAGAGGGAAATTTACCTAAGTTTTTAAGAGGTTCTACTGTTGGTCAAGCTGATGCGGTGGCAAACAGCTTGGCTTTTTCTGATGATTTAAGTGATTTTAAGGATAATCTAAAGCAAAACAGTAAAGTAAATGCAGTAATTAGTGCTGTTTCTCCAGTTGCTGGATATACAGTAGGAAAATTCTCTGACAAAATAGGTGATGTCGGAGAAAAGCTTGGGGAAGTTGTTGAAAAAAGCTGGTTTGCTCCTGTTTTTGGTAGAACAGAAAAAGAAATCAAAAAACTTATTGCAAAATATTCAGAAGGTGGTTGGGGCAGTATAGAAAATATTGGTACTTCTGCTAAAAGAATTGCAGATGAAGGTGTTAAAAAAATAGAACATTATTCTTCAAGACTTTATAATAAAGCATTAAGTTTAACAAATCCAAAAGCCCCTGCTGTTACAAATAGAGCAGTTAGAGAAATTGACAATTTATCAACAGAATTAGATAAACAATCAAGAAATTATTTGGCTGGCATAAAAAGTGAACTAGAAGAAGGTTTAAATGCAAGACAGCTTGACTCAATTAAAATGCGGATTGGTAAAGATGTTGATACTGGCAAATTAGGATTAACTCCAAATCAACAATCAAGACTCTATGATTCAATAAAAGGAGATTATTACGAAAGTCTAGCAAGAGCCGCTAAAAATGGAGATGAAAAGGCTGTTATTAATGCTCTTACAAAAGCAGATAACTTTTATTCTGAAATGATGCAACCGAGAAGTGAATTTAATTTATTAAAACAGATGGCTAATGCAAGAACAGCTGAATCCACTGTTGGAAATCAAGTTATGAAGATTTTGACTTCAAAGGGTGGGGATGTTAAAAAATTAAACTCACTCGCAAAAAATTCAGAAAATAAACAGCTTTTGAAAAACGAAATAATTCCTTTAATTGATACTAAAGAAAAGTTTAACAAATTAAGTCCTATTGGAAAAGAATTTGTTTATGGAGAGGCTTTGCCTGAGTTCGATAAGCTGTTTAATCAGTCTGTTAATGATAAATTTGTAAATAAAGCAAATGAATTAGCAAATTATTTATATGGAAAGGGCGGTTCTGATACTGTTCCTTATTTATCTTCAATATTGGATTATTTTTATACAAAATAGTTTACTTTTAAATTCTTTTGTTTTATAATGTAATCATAAAAAAGATAGGAGAATCAAATGGGTGGACTATTAGGGATTGTTGTGTTATGGCAATTAAAATGGGTTGTCCTTGCTTGGATAATAGGAGCTATTTTTTATGATGACATAAAACAAGGAATAAAAAAGTTCATAGAAGAAGAATTTAAAATAAAAAAATAAACTGGAAATAATGTAATTTCCTTTATATTAACTTTTAGCCGTCTCTTTCGAGGCGGTTTTTTTTATGGAGAAAAATAATGAAAGAGTGCAAAGTAACAAAAGACGAATTAAAAACGAGCAAAATGCCACTTCGCCAAACATTAGCGGCTAAAGGTGGTAAAATCACCGTTAAAAAACCTGTTAAAAAATAATCAACGCCCCTTAAATGGGGGCTTTTTTTATGGAGAAATAAATGAGTTCTTTATTTAGTCAACCGTGGCAACAGGTTTTTGATACATCAGGCAATACTTTAGCTGGTGCAAAGCTTTATTTTTATACGGCAGGAACTTCTAACCCTAAGAATGTTTATGCAGATGTCGGTTTGAATGTCCCTCTGTCAAATCCTGTTATAGCTAATGGTTCTGGTAGATTTGTTCCTATTTATATGGACGATGAGCCTTACAAGGTAGCGTTATATACAAAGGATGATGTGTTAATTTGGACAGCTGACAATATGGTAGTTCAACCAGTTGATGCTGATGTGGCTGATGTTGTATCTGCTGTTAAACAGGTAACAAGCTCTGCTGGATATAATGCAGAAACATTTAATCCTAACAATTTCCCACAAGCAATTTATAAATATGGAAATTCAGGTGTTTGGTTCTTAGAAACAGGTGCTGAAAGCAATTCATATATATTAACTGGGTTAGACAGTTACATAAGACCTAATGACTATTTTATGGGTATGAGTGTTTGGTTTGTTTGCAGTCGGGCAAATACAGGAGATGCAACTGTTAATGTAGCAGAACTTGGCAATAAAAACATTCGTAGATTTGATGGATCTAATTTGTTAGGTGGTGAGCTAAAAGGAATTGTTCACTTAGTATATAATGGAACGTCTTTTATATTAGACCAACAGTTTAATTATAGCGTTGTAGATGCTTTACCACAGAATATTGATGATGATGTATTCTATTTTGTAAAGGCATAACAATGAAATATTTAGATTTAGATAGAATTTGGGCTTATATAGGAGCGGCTTTAATAGGGTTCTTTGAGCCGATTTATGTTGTTCTGCTATGGATGCTTATATTCGTTGTTGCTGATATGGTGTCAGGGATGTATGCCGCTCTTAAGTCTGGCGATAACTTAAAATCAAGCGAAATGCAAAGAACAATAATAAAATTAAATATGTACGCTACTTCTGTTATTTTATTACACGGATTAGATACATATATGCTAACCATTATGGATTGCGGTTTAGCAAGGGCAGGCGCAACTATTATTTGCGGTATTGAATTATATTCAATTTTGGAGAATTTCTATCGTGCAACTGGAAACGTTGTTTTTAAAACTCTCACAACTTTTACGTTGGGAAAAATCAAAGAAAAAACAGGAGTTGACGTCAATGGAAAAAGACATAGACATAAATGAGATGATACAACGCTTTGTTCTAAATGAAGGTTGTTCTCTTATGCCATATAAAGACACAAAAGGATATTTGACAATAGGAATAGGGCGTTGCATTGATAAAAACCCACTCACACCAGAGGAAAATAAGGTCTGTGGAGACTATATGCGAGGCATAACCAAAAATGCGGCTTTTTATTTACTAAGGAACGACATTGAAAGAGCAAAGAGGGATTGTAACAAAGCAATCCCTTTTTTTGATGTCCTAGATAAAGAGAGACGTTATTGCTTGATTGATATGTGCTTTCAGATGGGTAAAGACGGATTGCTAGGCTTTAAGAAGATGCTAAGAGCAATGGGTGTTGGGAACTGGGAAGAAGCATATAAAGAGTGCCTAGATTCTGATTATGCAAGAGAAGATTCACCAAAGAGAGCAAGACGAATAGCTAACACTATAAAAACAGGAGTATTTAAGATATGATGTGCGGATGCGAACATAAACCATTAGAACTTAAAATTAAACAAGGCGAATCAATAGGGTTCGCCTTTACTTTAACCCAACAAGGAAGTCCGGTTGATTTAACTAATTCAACTATGCTTATGCAAGTAAGAGAAAATGTTGAAGACAATGGGACATACTTAATCACAAAAACAATCACAACAGCTTCAGATCCTGATGGGCAAGGAATTATTGTTAATCCAACAGCAGGGCAATTTATGTTTAAGGTAAATTCAGAAGATATTGACGATATGAGTACAACAAAGCCGTACTTTGTGGCTATTTATCATATAAATGGCGACATTAAAGACTGTATTTCAGCAAACAATCATCAAGTAGCAAAGTTTTTAGTTCTCAATCCATAAGGGGGATAATATGGACGAAATCAACATTAATCAAACGTTGGTTAAGGAACAAGGTATAAATATCAATCCTTCTGAAAACATCAATATTAATGTGTCTCAAGAAGTAGTTAATATTGATAAAAAAGTAGAAAGCTATTCCTTAAAATTAGAAGAAACACCAAATGTTGTATTAGACCTTAATCAAACACCTGAAACTGTATTAAATTTTGATGGTGTAATTGTAAATATTGATGCAAATTATCCTCAAGCTGTTGAAGCGGCCAGAATTGCAACTGAAAAGGCAGAAGAAGCAACTCAAATTGTAGAAGGGTTTGATGAACACGCCTCTGACAAAATTGAAGAATATAATAACAACGCAAGCAAAAAATTAAGTGAGTTTAACGCAAATTACACTGAGAAAAAGGCTTTAATTGATGCTCAGGTTGATATTGCAGAAGAGCAAGCTAATATTGCAACCTCTCAGGCGCAGACGGCAACAGTTCAGGCTGGTATTGCCACAACCAAAGCAGGTGAGGCGACCACATCGGCATCAAACGCTTTATTAAGCGAAACAAATGCCGCCAACAGTGCTGATACAGCAACCACGCAAGCAGGTATTGCCACGACAAAAGCCGGAGAAGCTTCAACAAGTGCAAGCAACGCTTTAGCCAGTGAAACAAGCGCAAGCAATTCTGCATTAAGTGCTTCAAATTCTGCGAATTTAGCAAAGCAGTGGGCAATCGGTGACCCGAGCGAGCCTGCGGGAAACTCAGCGAAATACTGGGCAGGGCAGGCACAAGCAGAATTAAGCGGATTAACCTCCCGTGTGTCTACGATTGAGGGTAAAATACCGAGTTCTGCCAGTTCTTCAAACCAATTAGTCGATAAGAATTATGTCGATACCGAGGACAACAATCTCCAAACTCAGATTGATGCGACCATACAAACTACGGGTTCATCTCTAGACTATACAGGAACGACCTTATCTTTAGAAAATGCTCAAGGAACTGTTTTAAGTTCAGTCACGATTAAATCAACCCCTGACTTAGACAATAAAAGCATAACATTAAATGGGAGCTCACAGCTTCAAACAGTAGGTGTTATCAACTCAAGAGACAGTTCAACAGCCATTAAAACTTGGACAGGTACTAAAGCTCAGTACGATGCTATTGTTACCAAAAACCCAAACACACTTTATAACATCACAGATGATACAAGTTCTGTAGATATAATGCAGACAATTTTAAGCTCTGTTTATCCTGTGGGGTCGGTATATATCACAACAGCTAACACTTGTCCTTTGAGTGCGTTGATAAGTGGTAGTACGTGGGAGTTGGTAAGTAGCGGTAGAGTTTTACAAGGTGCTGATAATGGACATAGTGCAGGAACAACCATTGAAGCAGGATTGCCGAATATTACAGGGCGATTTGGTGCAAGTATTCCAGCAAATCACGCGAAATCTGCTTCTGGTGCTTTTCAAGGTATAACTATAGGTTCGTCTTCTAGTTTAGATATGGGAGGTGGTTCTGCAATCTCATCAACAGCCGGAACAGTTTATGGATATGATTTCAATGCTTCTCTCAGTTCTTCAATCTATGGCAACTCCTCAACAGTACAACCACCTGCTTATGTCGTTAATATTTATAGGAGGACAGCATAATGTCATTATATCTTGGAGAAAATAAAATAGCTGATAACACCTGTTCACGAAACATTGGTGAGATTATTCAATCAACAATTCCCTTAACAGATGCAGGCTTGCACTTACTCGATGGTGCTTTAATCAGTAGTGCAGGGTCTTATGCTAAATTTGTAAACTATATTGCAGGACTTGTAACGGACTATCCTGACCTGTTTGTGAGTGAGAGTGATTGGCAGAGTGCTGTAACGACCTATGGAGTCTGTGGAAAGTTTGTTTATGATAGCACAAATAATACCGTAAGACTACCAAAGATAACAGGATTTACTGAGGGGACAACAGATGTAACAGCTTTGGGTGATTTGATTGAAGCAGGGTTGCCGAATATTACGGGTAGTTTTGATGGTCGTGGTAATGGGAATGGAACTTCTGGTTGGGGCGGTGCACTGGTTAGCAAAGGCACTGGAGTCTTTAATGTTTCATATAAAACAGGAACAAACTCTGCATACGGTGTTGCAGAAACTAACAATACTGTACATTACGATGTCGCGACATTTAATGCTTCAAACAGTAACCCAATCTATGGCAAATCCTCAACAGTTCAACCACAGTCTATTAAAGTCCTTTACTATATAGTCATAGCCAATTCGACAGTAACAATATCTATAGAAAATTTAGATGTAACTGAAGTAGGTAAGGCTTTTGTTGATTTGTTTTACCCTGTAGGAAGCGTTTATGTCGGCGTTACTTCTACTTGTCCTCTTGCTAGTGTTAAAGGAACTTGGGAATTAGTAAGTTCGGGAAGGGTATTGCAGGGAGCTGATAGTAACCATGCAGCAGGAACTACAATTGAAGCTGGATTGCCGAATATTGAAGGAACTTTAAGCTTTCATATAAATGGCAATGGTGGTCTTGATGTTATTTCTCCAAATCAGAGAGGATTATTCCAAGCAACAGGTGAATATAATGTAAGATACACCGGCCCTGTCGCCGGTGGCGGGCTCTATAATGGAGCAAATTTTAATGCTTCACGAGTTAATTCAATCTACGGTAATTCAAATACAGTTCAACCACCTGCTTATATCGTAAACATTTGGAAAAGAACAGCATAAGGGAGCAAGAAAGATGTTGTGTAAGCGTGAAGCTAAGGTTCAAGAAATTAAAGAGAGATTTCGGTATAGTGAGGTGAAAGATGACACTTTATAAAGGTTCACAAAAAATTCAAGACACAGGCTCTTATGGGGTATATAAAGGATCACAGGCTATTCGTAAGATTTACAAAGGCTCTGAGTTGGTTTATTTATATTCTCCTTTTGAGCCTGAGGAAGTTTTGATAAGTGAAAGCTCTGGGATTACTAAAACAATCTCATTACCTCAAGGAAAGTATTATGTTGAGATTGTCGGTGGTGGTGGCAGAGGTTCTTACGGTCAAGCCGGATATTGGCAAGAAAGATATGGTGGTGGTTCGGGTTCGAGATGGTCGGCAACTGTTACTGTAACAAAAGACAATCACACAATCAAAATGGAATGTGGGGGCGGTGTAGGCTCTCCCTCAAAACTTACTATTGATGACACTTTAGTTGCAACAGCAGGTGGTGGTGGAACACCTACTGCTGGCTCAGTTACAGTAGGAAGTACAACAATAACAAATATTGCTTTCTCGGATATTACCTCACTGAGTGGTAATCAAGGTGGATATACTTTCACTGTTGAGGGAACTTCTACAGGTAATGCGGCTTCTGTTGCTAGTCAGGGTCAATATGGACAAGGTGCGGCAAGTGGTAACGGAATCGGAGAGGATTACAATCGCAGACTTGGTTGGATTTATCTTAAATTTATAAAGGCGATTTAAAATGTGGATACTTAAAACTATATTTTGGTCTATTGCACGTAGATTATTTGGGTGGGGAGATTTTAAGAAAGTCATCTCACGTACAATTCAGGTAATAATCCTCGTTTTGGTTCTTACTTTAGATTTAACTTTGTCATGGAGTTATAAAGATTTAGGAATAGCCTTAGCAGTGTCTACATGGGTTATTATTCAATATTGGACACGTGCGGTTGGTGAAATTCTAGACGCTGGATTAAATCCTTGCCAAGACCGCAAGAGTTACGATATCTGGTTTAGACCTATATGTAATTGGATTACAGCTTTTATTAATTTATTCTTGCCTGATGGTAATAAAATCCATAAATACTATGGAGTTTATGATTGGATTTATTCAGGGGTTAGAAATTTAATCGGCGTTCTTCCTGCAATGATTATATATCCGTCTTGGTTGTGGTGGATTCTCGTTTTGTGTATGTACCCGATTTATTGGTTTTGTTATTGGTTGTTTGAGAAATGCCCGAAATTATATAACAGCACCGTCCTAAAAAAGATAACCTTGAATGAGC